TGTAGTATTCGCAAGAGATCCAGTGACACCAGTAGGAGAAATACTGATTGTGGAGATTGATCCGTTTTGTCCACCAATTTCAGCAGAGCATCCACCAGTTCCACAGATTGCGTAGAACTCAGTCACGGTTCTTCCTACAGGAACTCTGGGATCGAGGTAGTACGTCTTGGGCAATATTGCTTCGATGTGTCCGTGGTATGAGGCAGTTACCGTTGATGCAGTAGGAGCAGTAGACTGGAAGGTTCCATCGGCGAAGGTGATACCAGAGGCATCCATTGAGATACCTGCTTGTACGTTAACTTTCCCAATTAAGGTAGATTCTCCATCTACTTGGAAGTTTGTAAATGACTTAACCAATCCGGGATATCCATATACAGCAAATTTATCGTTACCATCTGGTTTCAAACGAATCGAACCAGATGATGAGTCGGTCATCACAATTTGGTTATCTCTTGTTCCAGAATTTGAAATAAATCCAGCATTCGAAAAGGTGATTCTGTCGTCTAATGCAATATTTCCACCCGCACTAATACCACCATCACTAGAAACACCAGCGACATGGATGGTTGCGGTTGAGTCTACAGAGAATGTGTTACCAGCAGAAAGTGTAAGACCATTACCGCCGTAGTAGGTTGCACCACCACCACCTGAACCGTCTTGTCCAGTTACACCTTGAGGACCAGTTACACCATCAATACCAGAAATCTGCATCCAACCCAAAGTAGTTCCGTCGAAAATATAAGCATAATATAGTCCGGTGTCGTTTTCGTACCAGAAATCTCCAGTGTTTGCACCCACAGGGGCAGTATTGCCTGCGGTGTAACCAACGGAAGTACCATCTGCTCCCGTTATTCCAGTAGGTGCCGTTGATTGGAAGGTTCCGTCAGGGAAGGTGATACCACCTGCATCCATTGAGATACCAGACTCAGCAATGAAAATAGGTTTTGCCTGTACTTTATCTGAACCTGCATAGAACTGATTTGCACTTGATAGGTAAACAGTTATTGGTTGATATGATTTAACACCATTAGGATATCCCATTTCCAGATATTTGGTTGAAGAAGAGGTGTAAAAATCTATCCCACCGCCACCACCACCATCAAACCTCATGAAACCTGAGTGATCCTTTGCGTGCCACTCATTACCTCTAATCTCACCACCAACGGTAATACCAGCATCAAAAGATGCACCATCAAGATGAACTATTGCGCTTGGATCAATACCTAGAGTAGATCCAGCGAGTGTCATACCTGCACCAGCAGTTATAGTAGATCCACTAGCGGCACTTGACTGGAAAGTTCCATCAGCAAAAGTAATACCACCTGCATTCATTGAGATGCCCGGACCCTTAGTTACAAGAGTGTGTGCAGATTCGATACTTGTTGTACTATACCCTACCTTGATACCTCTAGATCCACTACCGTATGTACTAAGATCTATACTTGAAGTCGCAAAGTAAAGACTATGACTGTTTGGAGATACAAGCCTAGATCCAGTACCAAAGTTACCATTACCAGCAATGGTTAGATGTTGTCCCTGAATCATTCCACCACAGGTAATACCAATATCACTGGAGATACCCGCTTCAAAGTGTGCAAGACCTTCTACATTAATAGCCTTCTTCATGTCCAGCAATGTAGGTGTCATGTTCAGGACATTAGTTCCACTAGCATTGAATCTGAAAACACCACCAGAACTACGGATGGAATCGTTATCGGCCCACCGCAGGTATTCACCAGAGTTCATGGTTATACCACCATCACAAGAAATACCTCCGACATGTATCACGGCGGTTGGATCAATACCCATTGTATAACCAACACCTGCTACGTTTTGTGAAAGTGTAAGACCATCACTGGCAGATAGAGTAGAACCACCAGCACCCGAACCAGCAGGGCCTTGTTGTCCTGTTGGACCGGGACGACCACTAACCTGCAACCATGCTAGTGTAGATCCATCATAAACATTTGCATAATATAAACCAGTATCAGTTTCATACCAGAAGTCTCCGGTATTTGAAGCAGGGGGTGCGCTATTTCCTGATGTGAAACCGACAGACGGTCCAGTTGGTCCAGTTGGTCCAATTGACCCAGCACCATCTTCTCCTGTAACACCTTGCGGTCCTGTTGGACCGGGAACAGTTGAAGCTGCACCAGTAAAACCAGTTGTACCCCTAGGACCGGTTACACCATCGGATCCATTAGTACCGTTGGTTCCTGTTGTACCCCTAGGACCAGTATCACCTTTTTCGCCTGTGTCACCTATTGGACCAGTATCACCTTTTTCGCCTGTATCACCTATTGGACCAGTATCACCTTTTTCGCCTGTGTCACCTATTGGACCAGTGTCACCTATTGGACCAGTGTCACCCTTTTCTCCTGTGTCACCTATTGGACCAGTGTCACCAGAAGGACCGGTATCACCTATGGGACCAGTGTCACCTATGGGACCAGTATCACCTTTTTCGCCTGTGTCACCTATTGGACCAGTGTCACCACTAGGACCAGTATCACCTATGGGACCAGTATTACCAGAAGGGCCAACTAGACCTATTATATCACCAGTTTCACCATTAAGAGAAGTAACAATACTTGATGCTTCTGTTCCATCAGGGAATCTAAAGTATTCGGAAGCAGCCTGTGCTGGTGCATCAGCATAAACATTTATTGTTACCGTCTTACCACTACCAGTTGAAATGTTTGGTAAAATTCCAGTCGCAGTAAATGAATATGATCCAGAAAATAAAGTTACTGAGTCGTAATAAAAATTTCTTTCTATTGTAGAGTCGCCAAAAATAACACCAATTCTACCTGTGGTAGTCAGTGTACCATTCAACGCATCAGCAAAACTATCTCCATCATTATCATTCTGATTTATTGAAATTGTGTCATTGCTGGTGTTATGTAAGAATTCTCCGTCAGCAGAAGCATTCGAAAGACTACCACCAGAGGTATAGACATAGGTTGCACCTGTAGCAGAAGCTCCGCCAGTCGAACCTCCAGTGGATCCAGGAAAACCAGATTCTTTATCCCAAGCATAACCATTCCACTTCCATGTTTTTCCATTAAAAGTGTACGTTTGATTTATAGTTGGTGATGATGGAAATTGCAATGCCATTGTGTTCTACCTAAAATGATACCCAGTTATTTTGAAATCTTGTATATAAAATTCCGCTGTCTGTTTCTATCCACCTATCCCCAGTAACACCACTTGCTTCAGGTGGATCATCAGAAACATATATTTTTGTCCCAGAAATATTTACTTTTATATTTTTACCACCAACTCTATTTATATCAACACCAGAACCAGAAAAATATAAAGTGTCTATAGAACGATTTAATAATTTTCCTTTATTTGAGTCGTATATACCAATACCGCCACCACCAGAAGATGCAGCATTGATAAACTTATTTACTAATTGTGAATTAACTTCTCCACTTGAAAGTAATTTCTCAAAAAACTGTTTATCTATTTCTATAGACTTTTTACTTTGATTAAAAACCAACGGATACTGAACTTTAACTTCAGTTATATCTGCGTTTTTACCAGCATTTCCAGGTTTTCCCATTACCCCATCTTTACCATCTTTACCATCTTTACCATCTTTACCCGGATTTCCTTGTAAACCTTTTAATCCTCTTGGTCCACGAGCACCAGCAGGACCTTGTGATCCCATAGAACCCGGTATCCCAGGTTCTCCATCAGAACCTCTTTCTCCGCGTTGACCCGGACTACCTTGTGGTCCTTGAGGACCCATAGGTCCTTGAACTCCCCTACTGCCTCTTTTACCACTAAGACCTATTAAGCCTTGTTCACCCGCTGCACCTGTATTACCATCTGCTCCAGTAAATCCTACTAAACCAGTTTCTCCTGTGATGCCAGGGGGAAGTTCTAATAGATAAAAATCACCGCTAGTTAATTTAATTTTTATTTTATTTGTATCTTCTGGTGTTATTTTCTCTATACCTATACCTATAGGACCAGTTTCACCCATTTTACCAGTTTTACCAACAACACCAGTAAAACCAGTAATACCTTGAGAACCAGTAGGTCCTATTAGTTTTATTTCATGTATAACTTCTTTTATTATTTCTTTTTTAACTTCGGTTTCTATTATTGGAGTTGATTTTTTATTATCAACTTCTACAACTTTAACAACTTTTTTTAAGTATTGATCATAAATCTTATTAGAACCACGAATACAATATACTTCATTTAAAACAGATACAAATATTTTTGACATTCCAGAATTAAGAACCACATCTTGATCGGAATTTTTAAGTTGGGTTTCATTATAAACATTTCCGGGAATCAAATTACCAGTTTTTGGTCCTATCCAACGATAGGAATTTAATTGGGTTTCTTTATATTCTTCTAAATGTTCGTTTAACTCTTTACGTTTACCTAGAATTTTAACAACACCATAATCAGATATTTCAAAATTCTTACCTGAAGAAAATAATCCAAATCCACCAGAATATTCTCCCAATGCAATAGCTTCAACATGAACTTTAGAAGTTTCTTCTATTATTGTATTTTTTGGTATTTCAGGACTTATTGTCTTTTTTACTATCCATTTTTTCATGATATTGACCAACCTAAAGTAGATCCATTAGAATGAACCCAATAATTTAACCCTCCATCATGTGTAAATACAGTAAACGAATACAATTTACCCGTGGACTGATTAACTAGATTTATATCAGGATCTAAGTGTACTGTAGAAGAATCGCCGTTTATATCCAATCCAGTAAAATTATAAGATCCAGAAAAAAAAGCACTTTGTGCAGGACTGTGTCTGCATAAAAATTTACACTCTGCATATTTTCCCGTTTCAGGTGGATCTTTAAATTTTATTTCACCACTTACAAATTGAACATCTGGATCGAAATTATATTCGGGTACAACTTCAAAATTATCAATAAGTGACATTTCAAAAATAGGATTTACATTAGTTGCAGTTTCTTGTTCACTGTCGGGATATTTACCACTATCGCTAATTGAAATCCAAGCTTGAGTATCTTCATCAAAAAACCATTGATGTTCGATATCTCTAGTAATACCAGCATCGTTGGTACACCCGAAGGTATAACCAAAAGAATATATTTCACATGAACTTCCCGAAGGAAATATTATTGGTGATGGCATTAATTTAGATCCACTTCAATTGATTAATATAGCTGTTTGTATTTATGCTTTTTCTATTTTACGTTTTTTATACTTATTGGTAGGTTGTAATTTAGTAGACTTTTTTATTTTATTTTTTCTTTTGAGTTTTTCATTTTTTAATTCAATTTTTTTTTCATTTTTAACTTGATCTGCTTGCATCTGAATTTGACTTAAAACTTTTTCATATGATGTCATATTGTCGCGTACTCGTTCTGCATGTTCTCTAGGAACTAAATTTGCATCTATAAGCTGTTTACAAGCTGCATATCCAATTTGAGGTTTTCCTGCATAGTATGCAGTAGAACCGATTTCGTCTAAAAGACCCCATCTGTATACATCTTCCTGAACGAAAAGAATATCTTGATTTGGATATCCACACTCAAGACCTTGTTTTGCGTACATAAATGCAAGTGAATTTAAGTTCTCATGTCTACACATTCTAGACAAAAACCAAAGAGGTTCTGCTCTAATTGGTCTATAATTCCATGCAGTAAGAAATGCATGTTGAACTTCAGGAAATGGTTTCTTTAAAACTCCACTAATAATTGCACATCTCAATAATGCGTAATATACTTCTTCGGGCCAACCACCCATTTCAGCTCTTTTAGTATATGCTTCCAGAGATTTTTCAAATTGCTGAGAATCAAAATATGATTGAGCTAAGTAAAAAACATATCTATCGTTATTTGGTTCATCAACTAAAGCTTCTTCTAAAACTTTAGCATCTCTTGAATATTTTTCTACTGGATCAATACCGACATTTCTAGCACCTTCTGTTCTAGCAGTAATTCTATAATTTGGATTATCTATTTTTCCTTGAGTTATTTTTTCTCTGTCTTTTTCACAAGTTGCATATTCGTGTAAAACACCAACATATTTCCAATTTTCAGATAACTTAAATATTTGATTTCTCCACCATGTAAAATCACCACGACCAATTCTTAGCGAATATGCGTCTTGATCCATTTTTTCTGGATATTCAAACTTACCAGATACATAGTCATCGGCATCTATAACCCATGCATAGTCTGCTCCACTTGATTTTGCTTTATGTAAAGATTCTGTTCTAGAACCCATCTTACCTGCGTGATCACCAAAACCTTTCCAATCAGACTGATGAACTTCACCTGGAATGCCCAGATTTTCCATAGTTTTACGAATAAGATCTTGTGTTCCGTCAGTAGAACCAGTATCTGTAATATCGTAACGATCAACATATTTTGCAATTGATTTAAGACACTCTTCTATAATATGAGTCTCATCTTTTACAATCATACACAGAGTTACAGTTGGTTTTTTCATTATAAAGTCCTTTTAGTTTTTGCTATTATTATATAGGATGATTTTTATCTTGTTTTTGATTGACGCACTCCATCATTAGCACCAAGTTCACAATAATACTTCATTTAATTCCTCCAATTTTTCTAGTTCATGTTTTGAAATGTACTCAAGGTTTTTTGTTTTTGACTTTTTATCATTAAAGGTTTCACCAGTTTGATTTAAACCGGGATCAATTCTACCCAAAAGGACAGAAACTTGAAATTCAACACCAAATATTTTTGCATAATATTTTTTAGTATCTCTACAAAATTCATCATGATTTACAATATGAACATTTGGATTTGAAATTGATAACCTGTTACTTATTGTAACATATTTTTTATACAATTCAATAAAGTCATCAACAGAAGTTGTTATCTTATATGCTGACTTGTATGCATGATTGAAGTGATGATCTGATCCATATTTTTTCCATACTTTTTTCAGAGAAGCGTACTGTGATATAGGATCTTTCATACAAATTACAATAGGAAAAGTAGTATCAATAAGAGAAGGAAATGAATGCTTCCAGCATAATGGAGGTTCTTTTATTTTGTATGAATCGAAGTCACAATTAAAATTCATAAAAGGATCATTAACGCAGTTTAATTTTAATCGTTCTGCGTACTTACAGAAAACATTGGTTCCAGATCGCATTAACCCAAATATATAAAAATTACTCATTTTCTAAATTAACCCAAAAATTAACATCAAATACACTACTATTTATATTAGGCTTTTTGTAATTATTTTCTAGTTCATCCCAATCAATATCGGAGTATTTTTTAGTAAAAACAAAAGGTATACTTGGTTCTATTTCTTTCATTTTTCTATACATCACACAGTCTTCGACTATTGGAATTGAACCAACAAATAAAGCTTCCCAAACTCTATGGGTGTCAAGTCCATTACCTCGAGGACAAACACAATATTTGTGAGTGGAAAGTTCCCTAATATAATCTAAATTATCACCACGTTTCTTTGCATTTACTACACTCAACTTTTTATTCTTACTTAATAACTTGTGAATTTTTTTTCTTGTATTGTAAGTTTCTGGTCTAAAGTTTACATAAACAAAATTATTTTTTTCTTCCTCTACAAAAGGCTCAAGTTCATGATATTTTGTAGCTAATGTGTATGAGTCCGAAAATCCGATTGGTATTGGAATTAAATCTGGTGCGATGTAATTAACATTTTGAGAAAACCATCTGTTAACATTTTTTGGTTTTCTTTGATATAAATCTTTGTCTACATTTTTATCTGAGTGATGTGTTATAACATCACACTCTTTATTTAATTCATTCAATATGTTAAAAACGGGTTCTATGTAATCTGTTTTTGTATAAATTAAAGGCATGTCTTTTTGCATAATTTCTTCTATTACAGAATCGTTCTTCATAATTTGAGACACAGTCCTATTACAGAAAAAAAATGTATCAGATATGTCCACAAAATTTAATCCAGAAATATAAGTCATACAAACTCCTTAGTTTTTTTGGAGTGAATATGTAAATTGACAATAGGAATTTTTCTTTCCTTATAAACAACAAAAGGTATTTTGTCTAGCATAATTGGCTTCAATCTTCCTTCGTTTATTTTTTTCCCAATCCAATGGTGATTTCCAGCCCAACCAACAGGTTCATTATTATGTGTACCACCAAAATATTGTCCGTATGAAGAAGGATCAAAAACAAAAGTTGTTTCTTCGTCTGGGATTATTGGTAATTCTATTATTAAATTTTTTGTATTATTTTTTATTGCGCCTAATATTTCCATTTCATTCGGCATGGTAGGACACAATCTTTTTTGTAAATCTGGACTTACTGATATTTCAAAAACTAGATCACATATAGTTTCGTATTTATCTAGATCATTACAAAAAGAAAATCCAAATACTAATTCATTTTGATTGCAAGGTGTGATATAAAAACCAGAAAACTTACTAAAATAATCCTCAAATTCAGAAACTGCTCGATATAAAATAACATCAGAATCAAAATGTACAAACTTATCTAAATTTAATTTCCTTGCAACATCACGCAGTAGAAAAATTCGATATAAAGATCGTTTCCATAGAGGATTTGAATCAAATTTAAAATAAGAAGAATTCATTATATTTGATGTTTGAGTACTCACAATTTCTTGCACATCAACAGTAGTAACTCCATTTATATTTACCTGTTGATCTGAACATAAAATGATATTTGATTTTTTATCACACATCTTTACAGAATTTATACTGTCTATTAGATGTTCTGGTATTGATCCTAAATGACAAAAAATATAATTCATAGTTGATCATAATCCTTACCCCTAGCCCAACCATGACAACATACAATATCATACTTATTTGCTAAGTATTCGATATCCGTTTTGTTTGGTATTGCACCCACATTAATATAATTAAGTTGTCTATTTTCACATATTTCCTTATGGTTATCCCACATCCAATTACCATACAAATCCCATTCACTTAGTGAAGCACCCTCTTCATAATTAATACATTTTAATAATGCATCATATAATTTCATTTCATGTAAATTTTCTATATGACATATCAATTCATTCATATACTTTTTATTAAAAATCATATGATGGAAAATGAATGAAAACCCAGAATTTGTTGGTTTTCCTATTAACTTTTCATAAGTTTCTAAATAAGGTGTATGATATTCTGGAGCGATACAATACTGAAATTTAGCACAATCATAATGGACTTTTTTTGTAAAAATCGCATCAGAATCTACCATAACATAACTTTCTGTTAAATTCTGTATCACTTTATGTGATAACAGTTTTAATGTTTGTTGATATATCCAACCTGCTCTATGTGACCATTTAGGACAAATCACATTCCATCTATCTTTTAATTTTTGTAAAGAAGTTAGATTATCAAATTCAGAATCTAAAATTTGAATTGTACCGTCAATTTTTAAATCGCAAGGGCTAATCAAATAAATGTTATTACAATTAGTTTTTTCTTTTATAGAAATAACTCCTTGATGAACTACATCTTTATCTTTTGGGTGACATGGTATAATAAAATCTAAATTCATTTTTTTCTTTCATATAAGTTTTTTAATCATCACACTAGTCTTTTTCTTCTATTCATATACATTCTTGATAATAACCACCAATATCAAATTTAGTTTTAGTGTTTATAGAACCAACCGTTTTTAATGGTTTAAAATTAGATTTTGAAATAACTCTAAAATCAACACTTACTCTGGTTACATCTGTTGTATTCTCTTTACTTCCATGTAGTAAATTTGAAGCATCCCATTTATAGTATTCACCATACTCACACTCCATAGGACTAAAATCTTTCTTATCTTCCTCCGATTCTGCCCATATGGTATTAGTAGAAAAAGCTTTAGTAAATGGTAAATAGTAATTAAGTTCTTTAACTTCAGCAGCCCAGTTCGGATCTCTATAATTCCTATCCTTATGCCATTCACCTACTGCAATATTGCCAGGAAAATGTAATCTTATATTTGGTATTTTTTGATACACTATGGGTTCATCGTATAAAGGTCTAATTTCATCCTTTATAAAATCCTCATATAATTCAAAAAAAGGATTTTCGCGTTCATAATATTTCTTATGATAAATTGTAGATTGATCGTTTTTTCTTTCGAATTTTTCATTATATAAAAAATCATCATGTATGTGAATATTTTCCAATGAATTGACACCCAACCAGTTTTTTATTGTTTCATAAAAATTATATTTGTCTATACTATACGCTAGTTTTATCATAGTTTGATCTTCAATCATAACATCATTCCTTTTTTGAAATAATTTAAATTTATATAATCTTCCATTGATTTAAATTTCTGAACCAACTCAAAATTTTCTTTTATTACATCCATTTTAGATTCATAAAAATCTTCATCTAAATTATTCACTAAATTTAAAATTTCATTGAACGACATTCCGTTTATTTGAATCACACCATCAGTATTAAAATACTTACCTAGATCTGTTGCACCATAATATATTGGTATAGTTCCCGTTGCAAAACAATTAAAAAGTTTTTCTGTCATATACCACTTACTGACATAATTTTCAATTCCTATACTATACCTGTAATCACGTAAACTGTCAATTATTTTGTTACTTCCACACGGACTAGCACATCCGACAGTAGCAACAACAGAATTTGTATTATTTGATAAAAAGTTAGCTAAATGTATTCTGTACTTATGTAGTTCACACATTTGCTTGTTTGAAGACACCATAGAAATCATCTTAGATTTTTTATGAATTTTAATTTCCTCATCTCCGTTTTTTCCACCAACTCGCATCCCATAGCCAGGAACCCACTTACACTTTTCTGGATATTTTTCTATTAAATGGGAATCTGGTGTGAAAACCATTTTATAATCATTTATATTTGCTTCTACATGATAATAATACTCAGGAATTATTCCCTTTGTTTCTGGTAGTAAAGCATATCCTTTTATTTGTTTTGTTAGTGGATTTGCAACATCAAAATTAACAAAAAAAGTTTCATAATTTGGATTGTATTCCCAATTCCACTCAAAAGTTTTTGGGGCGTGTTCTGCAACATAATGTTTAGACTCACCCATCGTATTATCAAAAATATTAAAAACTTTTTTCATACTCTAATCCACCTTTCTGGAACTATATAAGAATTTTCTGGACTATTAGACCAAACTTTGGGTGCTATTATTTTTTTACCTTCTTGCTCACCCAACCAAGCCCCCCACCAACTAAGAGAACTGTTTGCGACTATATTTGCACCACACTGAGTCATCATATAAAGATCTTCATGTAAACCTAAGTTTGGAAAAATACAATTTTCATTAGAAAACAATCTATTCGATTTACACCAATCGATGTCATCAGAAAAAACCATAAATTTCATGTCATCTAAAACTCGCATTGAAGTTTCATAATAATCTTCTGATAAAACAATCAGTCCATTTAAAGTTACGTAATCGCCCCGTCTTACATGAACTGATGCGTACTGATTAGGATCTACATTATTTTGTTTAAAGTATTTTTGACATTTATCAACACACTCTGATTTAAATATAAATTGTTCTTTTATAAAATCTTTACAGTGATTGAAGTATTTCTCACATTGAAAATATCCCATGATATCTGTGTTTTCTGGTAGCGACTCTAAATAACCATTTTCATTAAAACTTTTATCTGGATTTATTTGTTTTTCATAATCCAAATCAAATATTTCGTTTAGATTCATTTTTTCTTTGTAACCTAAACATCCTATTTCTATTTCATTTGAGTTTCTGTCAGGTATTCCCCAAGGTTGATTTGAATACTTAGCAAACCCAACAAGAGCAGCATATTGAAACATCTGATTACCCAATCTTCCAAAGTAACCAAGCCTTTCAAAAGAAATCATTTGATATCCAATCTAAAGTGTGTATCGTGAAATGTTTTTGGGTCGTCCTGACAAAAGATAGGATCATTTAAACAAAGAGTTTTAATTTCTGTTTGTATTTGTGCGTACAACTCATCAAAAGGCCTGTTTACTTCAAATATAAATTTAGTTATGTAATTTGAGTAGTTATCTGCAACTTCTTTTGTTGGATAATAGATTGCATGAGCAGAACACATGTATTGTACAATACTAGTTTCTTTAGTGTTTTGTAAAAATAAACCACCATCAAATTGGGAAGATCCACTTTGAGTTCCCCATTTAGATAAACCAAGATACAAAACTTTATCCTTTGGGTCTTCTATTATTGGTCTATACCATTCTGAGGGTTTTATATCGTCCTCATAGATAATACATGGGAACTCTGCAGTCGCAAGACATTCCCTGTGTGACATAGCACACCCTATCCAGTATGGAAATTTATTTCTGACATCTATAGAATCAAAAAAGGACCATTTTTTGATTCCTAAGTTTTCAAAAACTTTTTTTATTTTTTTTCTTCTATCTTTATTATCTTTACTAAGAGCTAGTACATAGCTATTAATTTCACGAATATCAAGTTCCATATTCCATTCCCATCTTACCACCAGCGGTATGTGTGCTACCCCAATATTGTTTACAGTAAACCTTTTCATTACCATTATACTCAAGTCCAGAATAATGTCTAGGTATAAAATAGTAACTTGGATATACATGCAAACCAGATTTTTCGCGCATTTCATTTGCGATTGTGGTTAACAGAACCGGTCCTACAATTTTCCATGCAGTAAGATTTGGTAGTTTTTCTATTTGTTTTGCATCAAAAGTTGATATTCTTTCAATTATTTTCATTGCTAAGGGACTGTTTTTTTCTGTTGCAAAATACCCATTAGACATTAATCCTTGTCTAATTTCTTCATTTTCCCAACAACAAAAAGCTTTATTGTCCGTTAAAAAATCATCCAGTGGATTAATACATTCAGAATCTGCATCAATAAAAAATCCACCATAATCATAAAGAAGTTCATATCTAAGAATATCGGCTTTACCAGCCCACTCATTCATCGAATCAAACTGAACCTGATTTCTTAATTTTGGTATATTTTCCTCTGTCCAGAGGCGATGTTCCCAAGTAGGATTCAAATCTTTCCAAGTTTGGATTAAATTATCAGGACGTTTTGTCTGGTCTCCCACCCAGATCTGGTGTATGATTTTTGGTATCATTGTAAATAAAACTCACTTTCATAATATATTATCTTCTTCCTATATGATATTTAGGAATTAATTCCCACTCTGATTTTTCTCTATGTGGTATAATTTTAATTTGAGACATACTAGAAATAGGATCTAAATCATCATCTAATATTTCTAGAAGAGACCACTCTTCTAAAAGTTTTACTATTTTGTTTCTTCTTCCGATATCAGCATCGGACAAATCACTTTCTAGACCATCCAATATGAAAAATTCTTTAAAATGTAATATTGCATATTTACCTCTCTTGTGGAGGATATGACAAGACTGATATAATTTCTTTTCTTTACGAGAAGAAACACCAATTCTAGTAAGGGTTTCTTTTATTTTTAAAAAATCATCGGAATTTTTTAAATTTATTTCAATACCCAGACCTTCAAAAACATCCTCTTGTTCCATACAAAAGCCTCCTGTTTAGGCTAATATATGTATGTTTTACTAAGATCTACCCCCTCTGGTATACTTTATCCTAAGTTTTTCAACACCAGATTTACCTAGAATTGACATAGCATCTTTTGCTTTTCTGTCACTATATCCATAGTGTTCTTTTATAAATTCTAGATCATCCGAAGACTCAGATTTATCCCAGCGACTAAATCGTTTTCGCTTTCGGATACTGTATATGTAATAATCATACTGTAACTTATTATCAATATGAAAGTGTAAATTCATATTGTTTGCATGTAATATAGTATCCATAAAGTAAGAAAGACATCTGTTTGATACAAAAGCAGGATACAATTTTTCGCAATTAGAATCAGAATCCATTACATTTTGTTTTGTATCGTTTATAGATTTGAGAAAATCTGTAAGTTTCATCTATCCACCATTAAAATATTAGTAAATTCTACCAAGTCTAAAGTTAAAGAATCATCTTTGTAAAAAGATCCAGAATTCACACCCAACTTCCAATATACCATATCATTAACTTTAATGTCTTCAGTTACTTCACTTCCAACAGAATAAACTTTGCTCCATACATGTAAATTTTCTGGTAAAGCATCATTATATACAATTCCATTTTCAGTTGTATGTTCTTTCTTCAATACTGTTTGTACAGCAACCCAATTACCATGAGCTTTAAAATTAGTCATTATATTTCCTTATTATTTAAAATTACACCGCATCATCAGTTCAACAATACACGCAACAAAATTAATTTCTTGGTCTGCAACAAAAGCAGATTTGTATTGATATTCAGCAATAATTAAAACCGCCTCAGGAACAGATGTTTTTTCTACAGAATCATACAGGGTTTCGTATATTTTTCTAAAAAGTTCTGGTGGGGAATTATCCAGATTAGAAACAATCCACTTTCTAGCATCAGTAAAATTTTTATCCTTCATTGCAAGAATAAGATCTTTAATTTTTATATTTTCGAAGTCTGATAAAATACCCACGTCAATTTTACCAGAAACAGAATATCGCTGAATTTCATTAAGCATTCTCCGTATATCAGGAAAATGCATCATGATTAGTTTAATCAAAACTTCTTTTTCGTACGGAATACCTTCAGTTTCCAAAACATATACAATACGAGATAGCATCTCCTTTGCTAAAAATGGTTTTTCTGTTGATGGAATACTAAATTCGATATTTGTGCATCGTGAATGAATAGGTGAAATAATTCTATTCTTGTAATTGCAAGTTAAGATAAATCGACAATTACCCGCAAATTCTTCAATCGCACCACGAAGAGCAGGTTGGATTGAGTTTGCATTTGAATAATCAAACTCATCTAGAATTACGACCTTTTGGTTTCCGTTTAATGAAACCGTGCTGGCAAAATCACGAATCTTCACACGAAGTGTGTCAATGTTCCTATCTTCAGAGCAGTTAATCAAAATATGCTCCGCATTAAGATCGTTACATAGCGCTCGTGCTACACTGGTTTTACCAGTACCAGCAGAGCCACACAGCAAAATATTCTGTGCAACTCCACTCTTTACCATTTCCCTGAACGTGTTTTTCAGATCGGTTGATAGAATACATTCTTCGATTGTTTTTGGTCGATACTTCTCTACAAATAGGTCCATCAGATAGACGCTCCTTCGGCAGTAAGCTCTCTAGAATACGAACTAGTAGACTCCTGAGCAACCCAATACGTAAGATCTAGACCATCCGCATTTACAAACTCAGAAACAATATTTTCTGCAATATTCATTGTGTATGAACCCGCAATAAATCTAAGATTATCAATATTAAAATCAAAGTTAAAAACTGAATCTTCTTCAAAATCAACACCTTCAATGTCAATTGAAAAGGAATTACTACCAACATTTTTTTTATCATAAACTACAGCAGAAACTGTAGATCCATCACACTTAATAGATAGATCTGACAACCCCAAGACAGAGGATGCTTTTTTCAATTCTGAAAATGTGCTTTCTTTAAGTTCTAAGGATACGACAGAGTCTGGCATTTTTACGTCTTTCTGAGGAACCGTAAGTAGACTAGGTTCTGAGTAGAAATATTTAACTCTTGAAGATTTACCATTTGTAATGGTCACATATTTTTCATCAAAATCAAATTCTGGATTATCAAACAAAGATACTGTACCAAGAAAACTGGTCAAATCCCAAATACCAAACTTAATAGGAAATTCTTCTTCGACCTGCGCAGTAGCCATAACATTTTTAGCTGAAGTAAGGGTCTTTATTGTATTACCCGGATTAACTAAAATATTAGAATTTAGATCACGAAAATTCTTAAGAATCGAGAGAGTCTCTCTAGAGATATGCATCAATTACTCCTTTATAGTGTAAATTATTACTCGTCATCGTTTAACTCTTCCATCATATCATAATAATAATCATTGTCAATCTTTCCATTACTAAAATTATTTAACATATCTTTTGTGTGGTGACGATTTGATTTTTGTTTTCTTTTATTGGAAGATCTTCTTTCTCTATATTCACAACGATCTTCATACATTTTTTTATTTTTCTTATTCATAATTAAAGCTCGACCCAATGATTACCATTATTATCAATTACCCTTTTATATCTAACACCACTATTCAAGTTCAACCACTCATCTCCTTCTTTTGAAATAAAAGGTTCTGTTTTAGATGAGAAAAAAACTTGTGTTTCTGAAAACTTAACCCAACCAGAAGACTCTCCCAACATCGGATTTGATGATGTGTTAGAATTTTTGCAAATATAGTATTCACCATTAATAGAAACCATATCACCTTTATTGTAGGTAATAGAAATTCCAACTTCATTTACTGATTTATATTTACCAATTAAATTAAATGAATCAAAATTCATGTCAAAACCCTAACTAAAATTGTGGTGTCATTAAACCTACCTGTTACATCCCTAGATTTAGTTTTACAATTTAATAATTCTTTGTGAATATTGGCAGGTCCAATTTCATAAAATTTAGGAATCAGCTTATTTGCATTCCTACTAACTCTCTTTACGAAAGAAGTTTTATTATTAAAATTCTGTAAAGTTGTTCCTTTAATACCAAAAGAATTATCTGTTTCGTAGTAATAAATATCACCAGTTTTTGTGTTATATGCAATAAAAGACTTACATTTCAGAATCTTAACTGGGTCGAAAGAATTTATCAATCTAGTTCCGAACATAGAAGAATCCATATACTTCAATGTTTTAACTATATCTTCAGGCTTCTTTATCTTTTTCTTTTTGGTGATTTTAGAATAAGAAGCGAAGTCATCACAAATTTCAGAGACAAATTCATGTAGTTTTTTAAGTTTACTAGAACTAAGGAAATTATAACCTTCAACTAAATCAACATCATTATGGTTTATTGCCTCTTCTAACTCATTCTTTAGATTCGTGAACCACTGTGACAAATATTTAGAGTCGGATTTTTTAATTTTGTATGTTTTTAGAAGATTAATTAATCTCCGCTTTCTGTTATATTCATTATTTTTTAGATTTTCGATGTAAGAATCAATCCAAGATTCTACATGTTCTGCTACTTCATCTGCTTCTTTTGTAACTCGTGTTTGTAATTTAGTCATCATTTTTTCCTAAAAACATATATTGGTTCATATTTATAGTATTTACCTTCTACCATACAATAATTTTTACATTTAGGTTTGCCATCATCTCCAACTCTATTTTGTCCGGGCATTCCCTCCATAGCCATTTTTAGTTTATCAACATAAAGCAATCCATTTTCTTCTATAAATTGTACAGAATCGTTTTCTAATGGTAAATATTTACCCTTGATCAAAATATCTGCTATATTCCACAATAGATATCCACCACATTTTAACATATCACAACATGTTTGTAAAGTAGGTTTTAAGAAATCATCTCGCCATGTCTCATATGTATTGCCATATTTTTTATAAGATTGGTTCTCATCTTCACTATACGCCTCCCGATTAAAGTAAGGAGGTGAAGTAAATACAATATCTATATCACCACGATGTTTAAGGAAGTCTTCATTTTTTCCTATTTCTTCTGAACCGAGTCGGTAAAGCTCGTAACTATTTGTGTGGGAGAAGAATGAATTTCCTCTGTACGTCTTAGAATTATAAAAATGCGCCACACGCGAGTAACGAGAAGTTCCATCATATAAGAAATTATCAGGATTGGGATCAGTACCGATATAGTGAACATTACGGTTGTCCCGAACAGACATAGCACCCAAAATCCTACCACCCCATCCAGCAGAAGGGTCGTATATTTTAATTTGTTGCGTACTTGGTTCAGTGAATCGCTCATATAAGTATTTAGCAGTTCCTGGAGGAAAGTTTACGGCAGGTTGAATATAACCAATTCTAAATGCCTTAAATCCAATCGGAAAAACTTTACCACCTCTTTTATAGATACGAATCGAGTACACTCTATTATCTGACATATTTTCAATATCGAAGGTGGAATGATGTTTGTACTTTAGCCATCCCATATCTTTATATTCTGAGACCTGATCTGCAGTCAGTTGCAATATATCAGATTGCTCAACTTGATTATAACTACTACTCAACCCGTCTCTAACCTTAACTTCCTCTAAAAAGAAATCCCTATCTCTGAATAATTCAGGTCTAGTAAAAAATGATTGTATCCAATCTTTTGCATCAGAAACAGCAACGACAGAAACTTTTTTATTATCCTTTAGTGCGGAAACAGCATGGTCATAGAAAGAGTCGCGTCTGAAATGACGTAAACTACCTTTATATACCTGCTCAAGTCGATTGGGATCTGATACCAGATCATAAATAGAATATCCATTGTCCAAATCAGTATAATTGATTCTAGTTTTAAACATATTATCAAAAAACTGATCAACTTCAGATCCAATGCGAGACTTGTTTATAATTACGTCTCCCTGAGAGGTCCCCAGATCGTCTGTGTGCTCATACGTATGAACTGGAAAGGTCTCGAGTAGGTTCCACTTTTTAATTATGTCTTCTATTGACTTTCCAGTTCTGGGAGGACATTTTTCATCATCCCAAATATCAGTGAAAGTCTTTCTCATAAGAATAACCCAATCTTTGAACTGATCTGGTCTCATTTCCAGAAGGTCTTCAAAGTTTACATTCATCTTATGGTTGATAATATAGTCATTACGTTGATACATTAAGATCCTACATTCCAAAAAAGTGCGCCAGGTGACGCATAATCTTTGATAAACTCCCACGCTTTTGCATCGTAGGTTGGTGCTGACGGGAATGGGGGCAACACTTTAGTTGCTTTGTTGAAGGCGTATTTCGACTTGTAGATCTTTGCCTTTCCATACTCGCCGCTATGTCCCACACGGACGCAGTGAAAGGAGGCTCCTGGCCAGGCGAGTTGTAGTCCTCTGGTGAGTGTTCCACTTGAACCTACGCTCCAGACTTCATCTGGAGATACATCCATGCTACGAGCAACCCTAATGATGGAAGCGATAATAGTAGGATGGTCAACCCCAATAGGAATAAGTTTGCGCCTTGTTGGATCTTCTGCAACATAATCTCTTGCCCTTTTCTCGGTTACACTAAGCATTCCGTTTGGAACCCAGTTCATTATAGCACCTTCTTTGATTGCTTGCAACTGATAAGGATGTCTTTTTTCAACAGCACGATCTGCCATGAAGATCACTGCCTTCTTACCATATCTAGTACAAAGGCGTGGCAGTGAAATCTGAGCATAACCAGTGGCAGGTGAACTGCCATAGACCCACTCATCAATCTCAGGCTGCGACTGGATCAGGTAATCGGCGAATCGCATCTTCGATCCACCACCAATGAGATCGTCACGGACAATCTTAAATCCTTTGTGTGTTTCGATCACAGGATCTGGTAATGGATCCTTCCAATTACCTATCAATTCAAGATAATCATCTGTAGTTTCTTCGAATAAACTCATGACATTTTCATTTTACTAAAATTATTTCTTTTATTAAACGAAATAGTTTTTTCAAATTTATCTATCAATTGATCTTTTTTGTGTGTAATAACATATACACTATTACTTGCTGCCAAGTTTTTCAATACACCGCTAAGATCATCAACCCCAAGGGAGTCAAGAGATGAATCAAAAACTTCATCCAGTATTAATAAATTACAATGCGAACTATTTTTAATCTTTGCTATTTCTCTCCAAGCTAACAATATTGCCAAATCAATCCTAGCTTTTTCCCCTTCACTAAAATTCATGTAACTAAAAGTATCTCTATGTCTACTTTTAATTTCTTCATTGAATTCCTCGTCTAATGTAAAGGAAACAAAAAAATTCATTTCATTTAAATATTTGTTTATTATTTCATTCATTACAGGTAAATAATTTTTTATTATTTTTGATTTTATACCAGAATCTTTTAACAGCATACTCATTATATTGTAGTTGTTTTTTGTATCTTTTAATTTTTCTAATTTGCAACTTTGTGTATCTAATTCATTCTGATATTGATTTTTTTTATTCGTCGATTCCTCTATTCCAGAATCAAAAGAATTTTCATCAAAAGTATCAGAGTTTAGTGATTTTATATATTTCATTCCTGCACTTATAGAATTATTTTTTTCGTTGATCTCGAATTTAGTATTATTAATTTTTGATATTATGACTTCAACATTTTCTATTTCTAGTTTTATTAGTTGACAGTTTTCTTTTAATTTTAAAACTTGATCTTCCGTTTTTGTTTTTATATCCAGTAACGATTTATTTTTTTCTTCTTTGAATTCTGATGATAATTTTTGATCGCATGTAGGACATGACTCATTTTTTGAGTAAAATTGCAAATCATCATTTATTTTTTTAACTTTATCAATAAAACTAGACGTAATTGATTTACACTTATTAAGTTTAGAAGTTAAATCTATTTTTTTATTTTCTATATTATCAAACTCAGATATGTTATCTAACAATTTAGTAACAGATAACTGAAGATTTTCTATTTCCTGTTCAGTTGTTTTTATTTTTTTAATGTTATTAGATATGTTATCATTTTTACTTCTTTTTAATGTTTCGATATTAGAATCTTGTATATCTATTTTTTCTTTTAATATTTCAATTTCTTTACTTAGTGTAGATAAACGTTCTTTGTTCATTGACATTTTAGCTTTTAATATAAAATTCATTGAACTGAATATATCAATATTTAATATATTTTCTATAATCTGTCTTCTATCTGCAGGAGTTAATTGCATGAATGGAATAAAAGAGGAACTACCTAAAGTAACTATTTGGGTAAATGATTTATAATTCATTTTTAAGATTTGATCTTCTAACATAGTTTGATAATCTTTAGCTTTTGCGTTTTGTTTAAGTAAATTATCATTTCTGTATATTTCAAATTTTTTGGGTTTCAGACATCTAACAACTCTGTAAGTGTCAGATCCAGTTTCAAATAAAACCTCCACAACACAATCTTTGTTGTTGATGCTATTTACCAACTGTGGAATATTTATTTTTCGGAATGGTTTACCAAATAAAGCAAACGTAATAGAATCAAGCATAGCATATGATTTTCCGTGACCATTAGAACCATAAACTAAAGTCATTCTAGAATCATCAAAATTTATTTTTGTAAAATAATTACCAAAGGAACCAAAGTTTTTAAATTTTATATATTTAAATTCAATCATCTTTTATATCAATACTCTCCAATGCATTTTTGTTTGTCATAGATTGAAATTGTACATTTTTTATTTTTTGTTCTTCTTTGTCTAATGCTCTCTGCTGTTCTGGTTTTAATTTTTTCTTCTTACCGCACCCACAATCTTTTTTTGGTTTATTATCTGACATATTGGTAACCTCCTGAATTTCAGTAATATTTTCTGGTAATGATAATGAAGTACCCTTTTCTAAGAAAACTGCAGCACGAATAGTAATAGTATTAAAAAATTCATTAAACGAGTAAACACAATTATGATCACCTGTTTTCTTATATAAGGCATAATTACCTAGTGGTATTATCAATGGATAACCATTTTCTTCAAAAATTGGATCCATTATTGGATATTCTAGAAGATAATGACTCATGATGTGATCACCAATTAAATCTTCTTTAGTTGAGTGTGTTATTATTACTGGTATTTCTTCTACTATATCACCAGCAGATATATCATTTTTTGCTATAGCGTGATAACCACCTGCAAACCCTGAGATTTCCGACTTTGGTTCCGAAAAAGAAGTAACAACAACTCTTTTTGAATTTATTTTATATTTTGAACCAGAACTAGCATTTTTCCATTCTTTACTTTTATCACTTATCATATATCAAAAGCCTCCATGTATAATTCTTTACTTAATGTTTTCAAATCATGTTTATCTATAGTCTCTTCCAGAGAATCTATTTCTTCGTTTATAATAGTTAATGTGTCTTTAGATAAATCAACATCTACGTTTACTGTGTTTTGATCTACAATATAATTTTCTGCTACTGTTAAATCAAAGGGACCCACAGATTCTATTTTTTCTATTATCAAATCTATATATTTTCTTTGCTCTGATTCATCTACCATAAGTTTCACGTATTTATTCTTTAAAAATTCAAAATCTTCTGTATTTTTAATTTTAGAATAATATAAGACATGAAACATTTTATTTTGATTTTCTATAAAAGTTAAATCTTTAATTTCTGTATCATACACATGAAATCCTTTGGTATCACCAACATCAGCAAAGGAAAGTTCGTATTGAGTTCCAAGATAAAACACATTTTTTTGATTTGATTTTATGTGAAAGTGTCCACTCAACACCATATCAAAGGAATTTAAGAATTTATCACTTTCACCACCATTAAAATTAATTCCTCTCATAACTTCATAATTATTCAGTTCGAAGTGACCACAGACAACATCCATCGATGATGTTTCGATAAAGTTTAGAATTTGTTCTCTGTTATCCGAACATATCCAAGGAATCATACCAAAAGATATATCATCAAATACTAAAATTTCAGGTTTTTCGTATAAATGAAAAAACTTGTATTCATGAAATAATTCCTTTGCAGAATTTACTTTATTAGTATTTTTAAAATAAGTATCGTGATTTCCTATTATCATATGAAAATCCACACCCATAGTTTCTAGTTTATCTAAAAATCTAGTTCTTACTTCGTGTAGAGTATTAAAATTTACATATTTTCTTCTGTCTAAAAAATCACCCAGATGAAATATAGTTTTTATATTATTAGATTCTATATAAGGAAAAAATATATTATCAAAAAAATCAAATGTATATTCTAATAATAAAGAAGAATCATTACGAACACCAAAATGGGTGTCATTCAATAAAGCTATTTTCATAGTGTCACTTTTTTTTCTTAGTCTTATCGAAATTTTCTATATCGTTTTTAGAAAGAGAAAAATATTCTGCTATTTTTTCACTTTTACTTTTATCTTCAGTGTCATAATTATCTGACATGTAATTTCTTATTTTACCTTCAGAATCCATTTCTTCTACTAATTTAAACTTAATATAACTTTGTTTTTTTTCTTTTTGTATTCTTCTTATGAATGCATAATAAGTTATTTGTGTGAAATAAGAAAATGGATTTTTAGATTTATCGGGATTAAAATTATGTGCATACATAATACAATTTTCGATTGCATCACCAATCATATCATCCCTAAATGGATAATTTAAAAAATTAGATTTGTGTGATAAATTTTCTGCTATTTTCCAGAAACATTCACCTATGTAATTATTAACCGGTGGTGGTTTTTCACCAAGTTCTTGTGACTTGGTATACTCACTTTTCCATTCTACCATTTCAGAAAAGAATTTAGAATTATCTATGTATTTATTAGTCATGTTTTTTCCTTGACAGTTATAATATACCAATTAAAATACGAGTGTCAACGAGAGAAAAAAGAAATATATTAATAGTTTCTAGTATCAGAACTCCAATCAGTCCATCTATTACCATAGTCTGGATGATCATTTTCTTTTTCCGTTGACTCATCACTTATTTCCTCACTGGGAAATATCCATTCCATTTCAATTTCATACCCACCATCTTCTGGTAAGTTTTTAATTGAATTTACAAAATCAAATATATCTTCACCCTCAGATTCTTCTTGTTTCTTTTGAATAAGACTATCTAGAAGACTATCGATTTCATCTTGCATTGTTTTTTCGTAATTATCAAAATTAACTACGTTTCTTTTTTTGGGATTAAGTTTTTTTGTTTTTTCTTTATCGTAAAGATTAATAGCTTCATCGACCGGTGTGCATATAGACAAAACTTCATTTTCAGAAAGTTTAACTTGTTTTTCATTACTAAAAGAAACCCAGTCTTTTAGGATTGTAACTTCTTTCTGCATTCCTGTCATAGGTTCAGACATATACATTATCTTAAACACCATAGGATATTCTAATGTAAATCTACCGTTATTTTTAGATATTATTTTAGTGATAATTTCTTCACCGGTTTTTAATTTAAATATTCTGTATGCTGGATTCATTGTATTCTCCATCAATAGTTATATTACTATTATTATATAGTTTATATCTTTAGGTAAGTTTTATCTTAGTTGCTTCATATGAAAATTTTTCATTGCTGTATATTTTCATACGTTCTTCTAAGTGACGCATAGTATGATTTACGTATTTATTATAAGTTAAATTATCAGATATATCATATATAATAGTTTTTTCTTTATTTTTTGCTTTTCTTAATCCTCTTCCTATCGATTGCAAAACTCTAATAACAGATTTAGATGGAGAGGCAAAAACTACATTGTTTATTTTGGGTATATTAATACCAGTAGAACATGTTCCGTACGATGCAATTAATATACAATTAGATTCTTTATTTAATAGAGTTCTAATTTCCTCTCTTTGTTCTGCATCAGTACCCCCATATATAAAAAATATTTTTTTATCTTTTTTGTTTTTTTCTATAATATCATAAAGTACTTTACCGTGTAATTCTACATAATTGAATAAAAGTAATGTATTTCCTTTTAAACTTATACATAAATCTTTAATGAAATCATTTCTTATTTTATTTTCTATTAAGAATTTTATTTCATCTTGATATGATAATCTATTAGCAAAATTTCTATCTTGTTCTGAATATGTTAAATTTAAACAACGAATTTCTACGTCATTTAATAATTTGTTTTCTATTAATTTTTTAGTTGATGTTACTTTAAACACTGGTCCAAAAAGACCTTCCAACACTAACTTGTGTGTTAAAGTCCCATCAAGAGTACCTGTTGTGCCTATTCTATAATATGAGTTCGTTAGTTTTGTCATCATTGAAACCAAAGATTTAGATTTAAATAGGTGACACTCATCACCAAATACTGCATCGAACTTCAAGAAAAAGTCATCAGGCATATTATAGAGGCTTTGCCAAGTAGAAACAACTATTTTTTTCTTAGTTTCTTTTTCTTGACCAGCAAATATTTTATGCATATTCAATTCTGTAGACCATATTGATTTTTCCGAGTAAGTTTCGAAATCACTATACATTTGATTTACTAGTCCAACTGTCGGAACTATGATTAGAATTTTTTCTACGTCAGAAACTACATCAAGTAAATATCTTGTAATTAAGTAAATAATTAAAGATTTACCACTTCCCGTTGGAGAAAGCAATAATGAACGTTTTTTTGTTAACGCATTATGTGCAGCAGAAAGTTGATGTGCATATGGTTTGAACTTTAAATTCAAATTTCTTGTGTATGTAAAAAAGTCATCTTTTGGTATATTATTTTCGTTAGATATTAATTCATAATCTATATTGTAGTTTCTATCTTTACAAAATTTTGTTATATAATCTAACAATCCTGAATATATGGTCCTTTTATACAAATTAAATAATCTAATTTGACCATCCCATATTTTCTTTTTATATGCAGGTGTATATTGATAATTTGGAACATAAAATGTAAAATACTGATTTAATTCTTTTGCAGTAGATTTTTCACATTCAACAAAAAGGTTAACTGCATCTTTTTGTTTTATTGTCACATTCACATTATATTCCTTGTGTAAATTTAATCCATTCTATTGCTGATTTTATATTCCACTGTCTACCAGTAATTATCTTTATGACTTCTTCTAAGTATGAAGATATAGAAACTTGTAATGAAATTTTTGCTCTAATTTTTTGTAAATCTAAATCAGAATCCAAAAACATAGGTAAATCAGTTTTTAATATTGTGTAATCGAAGGGTTCCCAATTTAATCTTTTTAAATCATCGTCCCCTAGTTTACCACTATAATATAACCACTTATCTCTTTTTAATACTTTTTCTTGAAATTGAAATTTTTGTAATTGTAATTTTGAGTCTTCAAATAAAATTAAATATTTATTATGTAGTTGGGGTGTTCTCAGTGACTCTGTATTTAAATCTGATTCGTTAATTGCTATATCTTTTTTTACCATGCTACGAAGATTTTCAATGTTCATTATTACCTCATTATAAATTAGTTATGTCGTAATACGAATATCTAAAAGTTGCAGACGACATTACTTGCATAGAATCTGACGATGTTGTAGTTAAACTAAATCCAGTTAATGATATAGGAAACATATTATAAAATTTAAATTTAAATTTATTATTATATGCGCTGTTTTTTATTAATAACTCACCAGTAGTTGTCGAGTCATTACAATTATTATACATTATATTAGCACTGTCTTCATTCATTGGTCCTAATCTACGAATCCACTCATAAAGTTCTCTCCAGGACTCCATATTTTCATCCACTAAAAACGTAGCACTTATATCCTCGAAGATATATTTTCCTGTTGCCGTTGGTATATTTACACCAAAGGCTGTTTGTAGGTCTGCACTTACAAATTCTATTGATGGTGCGTTAACACCAGTAACGTAATTTGTGAATATAGGAAGTCTATCAACAGAAAATTTAAATTGATTTGCTGTTAGTAAACTACTAGTTGTTGGTTTATTACCTAAATGTCTGTTGCTCATACTACTATTTATATAAAAAAAGGGAGCACTCCGAAGAGTGCCCCCCATTTATTCTATCTGATATTTAATTATCAATTAGCTGGTCATACCACCAAGACCGTGGATGTTCTTGACTGCGAAGATGCGGTAGTACTGGTTTCCACCAAGAGCATCAATGTCAGTGTTCTGTGCGAACGGATTAGAAACCATTCCGTATCGAGTCTTGAACCCGATCTTTGGTTGGAATGTGTTCGGATCAACCGCACGTACCATCTGGAGTGGAACGTATGGGCAGTAGAAGAATCCAGCATCATATGGACTGGCACCTCTATAACCAACGGTAACATAGTCACCATATGGTTGACCTACAACAGAACCCTGTGCATATGGATCGATGTAAACCTTAAACTTACCGTTGAGTGTACCAACGAAAGTGTTGCCGGTATCGTCAACATCTAGACCAACGTTTAATGCTGGTGAGATGTTAAGGAAACCACCCATTGCGAGGGCAGAAGCGACATCTGAAGTACAGATGACAAAGTTACCCTTACCACGTCGAGTTTCCTTAGCGATTACGTTGGCTTCACGTTCGATCTGGAACATGAGTCCACGGAAGCGTTCTGCACTCCATCGACCGTCTGAGTCAGCGTACATATCATACTGACCCTTGGTAAAGATGTCAGCCTGCTTTGCACCAAGTTTTGCTACGGTATAAAGTGTACGGATAACTTCACGATTGATTTCACTAAGAATCTCTGTTGAGAGAATGTTAGCAAGCTCGGTTTCGGCATCTAGACCGTGAACAGCCTTGAGGTCCTGAGCGAGTTCTGTGCTATATTCAGCCTTGAGTGCTCTTGTCTTTGCTTCGACAGCAATTCTGTCAATATCAAAAGCCATCTGACCAAATGGATCACCATTCGAACCACCAAGTTTTTCAGCATTAGCTGTTGACATACCACGGAAGTCTTCGACTTGATCCGCGGCACTTGTTCTACTACCATCCGAGCCGAATGGAGCTGCAGAAAGACCTGCTTCGGAGCTGTTGCCACCCAGGAGGCCGTCGCCACTATATGCAGTAACACCAGAGAATGGTTGAGCTTCATTGAATAAAGCTTCTTTACCAGTCTGACCTTCAAACTTAGCCTTAAGTGCAAAGATTAGACCTGTTGGTGCAGTCATTGGCTGAACACCACAGACATCGTAAGCCATTAGGTTTGGCATAGCACGGCGAACGAGGCTGATTAGAATTGGATCATAACCAGCGAGGTTACCAACTCCACCGCCACCATTGACCTGTGGGTCGGCAAAGTTACCACCCATAGCGTTGGTTGGCTGCTCTGTGATGTACTGCTGCTTAAGAGCTTCCTGTTGGTTCTCTAAGAGAACAGCGGTAACTCTTTTTCTGTGATAATCTGTAATTGAATCTAACGATTCGTGTTCGAGTAGTGGATTCCACTTCTCTACTAATTGATCGTATGGTGTTGTATCGTCTGTAAAATGCATTGAAATCTCCTTTGATGATTTTTTATTTATTTCTGTTTTGGAATGAAATTGCTTCTGAATAAGCTTCTAACAGTGAACTTGTAGAATCAGGTGAATCTTTTTCTACGATTGTTTCCACTAAAGTATCTGTGGTTTCTCTTGGTTTGTGGCTCGAAAGAAAAGATTCTTTAACAATAGAGAGTCTATTCTTATATGAATTAGTATCTTCAAACTCTATATTTTCTATTAAACCATGAAATCTTTCTGCTTCAACATCCGTCATATCTGAACATAATTCGTTAAATATTCCTTGAGCTTTAGTGTCAATAGTTTCGTTTAATAAATTAATGTTAGTTTCAATTTGCTCGTTAAGATTACTTTCTAATTCTGCTTTAGCTGAAAGTAATTCTTCAACAACGTCGACTTTCTCATCAGGCATATCAATGTAATGAGTTTCAAAAAGTGATTTAAGACCAGTCATAAACGACTCTGCAACATCGGCCTTAATTCCTCTTTCTATTGCTAAAGCATTTTCTTCGGTCCATTCATTAACAACATAAGTTAAGAATTCATCTAACTTTTCTGAAAGTTCTTCAGTTAATGTTTCAACTTGATTGTTTAGGTTTGAATTAAATGATTCTTGCATAGAAGCTTCTATAAATGAAATTCTTTCATTTAGAGCTGTATCAAAAATTGTACTTAATTTTTCCATAAACTCTTCTGAAAGATCACCATCATCAAAAAGCTGTGATAAGTATTCTTTAGTAGAAACAGATTCCTTTACTTCTTCTTCATCGTCAGATTTCTTTTTCTTTTCACCTTCAACTGCAACTGAAGAATGAGGAGCAAGAGTTGCTACATTAACATCATTTCCTGTGGCAATAGGTTCGGCTATTTGCTGAGTTTTACCTTCAGCATCTGTACCGAGTGCTCCATCAGAATAACTGGTAGTATCCAGTGTAGAAACTGATTCTTTAAAGTTTTTTAGTCCGTTTTTAACTGCTTCTCTTAAGTCAGTTTTTTCTATGTCGCTCATTTAAATGCTCCTTAGATGCCTTGTACTCGATTATTTATAAAATGCGTATTCTTACTATCACTGTGTAAACCACTACGGTTTATTCCTGTATACCCAATCGATTATAGTTTACGTAAAAAATCTTCAAACAACGTTGAAAAGTTATTTTTTATTTGTCTACTAGAAGTTTTTTCTATGGAATTTTTATAATTCTGTATTTCTTTTTCTTTTAAAATACCGTTATCCCATATCCATTCTTTACCTTCCATGATACCATCAACAAATGCATCAGGTGCAGATGGGTCTGCAACAATATCTACTGCCGCTAACATAAAATCTGGTTGAACTAAATTAATACCATTTTTTTGTTTTAGAGTACCCATACCCCTAGTAGAAACTCCTAATTTGGCACCTTCATCCATTAAATTTTGGACAATTTTACCCATTGGAGTTTCCATAATTTTTGCTTTTCCTATGAAGTTATTACCATCAGATTTTAATTCTTTGATGATATGAGAAACTCTATCTAAATTTACTGTCGGACCTGATGGGTGATTTAACTCACCAAAAGCTCTATTATTATCAATAAAGTTTTTTGTGTAATCATTCACCTTTTCCGAAAGAACAGGCATAGGGTATATTCTGTTATTTCTGTTTGCACACTCTGCTTGCATAAAAATACCAGAAATTGAATATGTTTTTTTACCTTCACTTGAATTTTCTACTAAAAGACTAACATCTTCGTTCATTTCTGTTATTAATTTCATCAATATCCCTCAGTTCCTGCTGGACGTGAAGTAGATTCATCTTCTTCTTTTTTAGATTTTTTAGATTTTTTTGTTTTACTACAAGATGCTTCTTCTTTTACTGTTTTATCATCTTCATCTTCATCTTCATCTTCATCATTCTTTTTCTTTATGGCCGAATCTCTAGCCATTTCCCAATCTTCACTATCTTCATCTCCGTCACCATCTTTATCATGGTTTTTCTTTTCACCTAAGATAGAAGGTGCTATTTCTTCATATACATCAGTAAGTTTTTCTGCCATCTTTGTATATAAGATGTCTGTTATTTCTCGTTTTGCTCCAATTAGATTTTCATCTAAAAGTTCTGCTATTACTTTTTCTGTTTTCATGACTGTCCTCTTATTTGAAGGTTAAAAATATTTATAATTTTTATTGTTTCGGCTGGTCTTGACTATTAGGATCTTCTTGTGGTTGTATACCCAATTCCTGCTGCTGAAGCATTTGCTTCATTTGTTCCATTTCCATTTTTGTGGTTTCTTGGTTATTTTCTATTTCTATTTTCTTTATTTCTTCTTCTGATTGCTTTAGTATATTTTTCTGAATATACTCAGTTGAAAAATATTTACCTATGTATGGTTCTACCGTAGCTAAAATAGACATTCTTTCTTTTAATATTTCAGTATCTCTCAATTCAGTAAAATATGAATCGTCATTGAATGTATATTTTATATCATTGGATATGTAATCCCAATCATTTTCAGATAAAACACCCTTTAGTATTAATTGTTTTTTTACCGTATCTGTTAAAATTTGAGTAAATTTTTCTCTCAACCTATTGATAAATTTATAAAATTTAACTTCATCTCTGGTTATTTCTGCAGATCTACCCATATTAAAACCATTAACAGATTCTAATCTGGAAAGTGGAACACTCAATGCCCTAAAAAGTTTTCTTTGTAAATATTCTACATCATCCATTTGTCCTAAATTCTGACCACCCTGTAGAGTACTAATTTCTGTTCCTCTACCACCTTCTCTTCTAGGTAACCAATAGTCTTCAAGCATGTGTAGATGATTTCTATCGTCACGAACTTCACCTGTAGCTTGATTGTATGTTAATTTATTTCTATAACGATTCATTAATTCTTTTACATACTGTTCTGCTTTTTGTTTTGGTAAATTACCAACATCAATATAAAAAATTCTACGTTCTGGAGCTCTAGATATTCTATAAATGACAACTGCATCTTCTATTTGTCTAAGCATGTTTACAGGTCTAATTGCTTTTTGTAAATAACCTACGACCTTTTTTGTTGTTGTATCAACAATACCACTATGAACATAAGCAATTGAGTCTTTTGTTATTTTAACTCCAGCACTTGTTGTTGAAAATTGACTATTTCTGTCTGTGTCTGTATATACAAAAAATTCTTCTATGTCTGTTACCATAGGAATTGCTATGCTATCTTTAATAATTGGTTTTTTGTTTATTTTTCTTACTTTTTTTATCTTAATTGGATCAATTGCTCTAGCTTCTTTTATTCCTGCTCTTGGATTATCAATGTCAATAATTAGGTGGTAGTATAATCTACCATCAATATACCACCGTCTAAACACTTCATATCCTTTATTTGAAATATCAAAAAGAGAAAGAACATAGTTGTATTCTTTATGAATTTTTTGCTTGATATTATCAGATAAATCAACATTATCTAAATTCAATTTAAATGGTTTTCTATCGGTTCCCATTATCACCGAATCATTAACTATGTCTTCTATTGCCATATCAACTTCTGGATATAAAGCTAAACTTCGATATGTACTTATAAATTGGTTTTCGTTTTGAATACCACCACCGAAATCTACATAAGTACCTAAAAATCCACCAGTTTGTAATGTTTGTGCTCCATCGTACTCATCAGGAGAAACAAAACTTTCATTTCTGGTTGATTTTTCTATTTCTATTTCTTTGTCTTCTTTACCAATTGTAAAGCCAAATAAATTTACTGGCATTTAATTCTCCATAATATATTATGTTAACGTTTCGAAGTATTCGTATTCTACACTAACACTGAATGTTGCTAATTCGTCCATTCTACCATGACCCAAACTAAATTCACCTATGCTTGTTGGCCAACAATTTACCAATTTAATTTCTTTTATTGCTTTTGATGACCCATCTAAGTCGTGGTGGTGTATCACCCAATTTGCAACATAAGGTTTTTCATCTGTATTGAAGTTTGTTTCATTACTTACATGATTATTTATACGATTACTCCAATTGTGTAATTTTTGCCATAAATTAGACTTAGATGGATGTGGATCGATTACTGTAAATGCCCAAGTTCCATAATCTCTATCACCAGGCAGTTTTAGAGTTCTACCCCTAAAACCAACTCGAATTGGGTTAATTGTAGATGCTGGTAAACCTAAAGAACTTACTTCTGTTGTCATAGTAAAATCTGATTCTGAACCAGACCCCGGAATCACCATATTAACATCATAACGATTTGGTCTAGTTCCTAAACCAACTTTATTTTTAAATTCACTTAAAGTTAAATCGTTCATATTTGGCATTTATTACTCCTGACCTAATGTGTCTGTGAATATAAGAGTTATTTCTTCTACACTATTTATTGCTGTGTAATTCACCTGAGCATTAAATTTACCTAATTCTATGTCGGATTGTGTGTTATTTGATTCATCACAAATAACAGAATAATTTGATATTGCTTGTTTCACTAAAAGACTTTGCATAAATGCTTCAGCTTGAACAGTAAAATTTTCTCTGGTGGATGATGTATTTACTTCAAACAATGAGTTTCTAGATATTTTTCCTATTTCTTGTGTCAGCATTAATAGAAGGTTTATAGATCCTATTTTTTCTCCACTTGCAGTTTTATCGGAAAATAATACAATTCCCTGATTTGGAAAACTTAAAACAAAGTTTATATTATTATCAGATAACACAGAAGCTTCTGATGTAGTAATAGCATCAGGCATTCTTACAGCACTTTTAATTGTCCCACGTTTAAATCCTGCGGGAGAATTAAATGACTCTGCTATTCTGTTTGTTCTTGCCATACAACCAGCTACATCATATGTTAAAGGTGTTTTGATGTATTTTGTTTCTTCTGTATATTGTGTACTTGGGTTCAATCTTTCCTTTGTTCCATATACAAAGACATTATATTTGTTATTGTTACTAGTTGTATCAGTTTTATTCAATGTTCTTCGGATTAGAATTAAATCGTTATCTCTGTTTGCTTGGATATTATCCAACTCGGAGTCTGCAGAATCTGCGTCCAATAGACAGTCTAATCTTGTAGAACCACTAGTAAATGGTGATGATGAACTTACACCTATTATACAACTACCACCGTATTCTAAGTAGTTATTTACTCCCCACCATGCTCCTGTCCAACCACCAGTAGGTCCGATAGGCCATCTGACTTGTGTTGCTGTATTACCACCATCTGCTGTGTATACTCCCGGATATAATGCACCGTTTACACCTATACCACCAAATCCATCAAAACTAACTCCAGCTCCATTACCAGATTTATAATTTAATCTAGAATTCCAGTTGGTTAAGTCTGATATAACCATAAAACCATCATTAACTTCGGATGTGGTTCCTACTGCAATTAGTAGATTGTGGTTATCAACAACAAAACCTGCGACAAAATCGCCAGTTGGTTCTCCGTTTGTTGATACGAAAGAGTTCTCTCCGATTGTTACATTTACTGATGGTAAAGCCATATTGTTCTCCTACATTTACTATCAGTTTTATTTATTAAAAAGAGTTATTCACTTTCTTCCACTCTCCATCATCATCTTCATCTTCCATGTGAGATATTAAACCAAAAGGTAAAACTTCATCTTCTAGACGTTCAATCTCATCTTGATATACGTCGAGCCTGACATCTCTTTCTGTCAAATTCTTAAAGTAATCTTGACGTGTCAACCATCCAAATAAAACCAAACACATACACAAATCATCGTTGTGTCCATCATCAGCTTCGAATGATTGTCCTTTTGCTACAAATGTGTATAGTTCATTTACAATATCAACATCAGGTACAATAAGTTTGTCGTTTTCTATGAGACTTTTTAGTACAGAACAACCTAGCTTTTTAACAGGAATTGTTGTTCTAACACCCCGTTGCATATTTGCCCCACCAAATCCCGAGCTAATAACCTGACCGGACCTTCCCTTATACACAGTATAAGCCATATTATCATATTCCAAATCTTCAAATAATACATCTGCAACCTGACTTCCTATGTCGTTTGATTCTATTAAAAGGTATGAATTATTATATTTTTCTGCTAATGTTTTAATTACCGTTGGATATACCATAGGGGAAATTAGATTATTTCTAAATTTAGCAACGACTTTATATGGAGGTTCTGTTATGTCTATAACAACAGAAGCACTATAGTCTTTTCCTTGTCCTCGTGCTGTATCAACTGTAATTATGTAATTATGATCGGGTTTTGGTTCTTCAAAAACACACATACCGTCCGGACTTTTTAAAATAGGTTCTTCTGAAGTTAAAATATGAAGTTTCGATGAACTTATTAGAGTATTTGTTGATCCAATAAAATCACATTCAAATTCTGTCTGAAATTGCTGCTCACTAGTGTTTTGTATTTGTTTCTGTTTCCATTCTTGATCGCGTAATGGTCCGCCGGGGTATAGTGGTATTTGTGACCAATGAACTTCAAATGGAATGTATTCATTTTTTCCTTTTTCGCCTACCTTTTTCATTGCATTTTTCCAATAGTAATAAAACAAATTAAGACCATTGGGTGTTGACACCATAAGAACTTTAGTAGTCTGACCAGAAGTAACTGTAGGATATACAGAACTAAAGAATTCTTCTGCTATATTATTTGGAACGTGAGCAAATTCGTCCAAAAAAATCATGTTAAAAGATCCACCACGAATCGCGGATGCTGAGGTGGACGACGCTGTAATCTTAGAACCATTTTCCAGTTCGATTGATCCTTTATTCCACTCTACAATACCCTGCTGCAACCAAAGGGGAAGATATTCATATGCCATTTTTAATCTATATAAAATTTCTCTTGCTGTACTCTGTTTATTTGCAAGAATTGCAACATTCATATTTTGATTAAATAATACATAGTGTAATACATATGAAACTATAGTGGTAGATTTACCACTCTGTCGTGGTAATTTAGCTATTGCAAATCTATTGTTGTGTATAATATCAAGCAACTCTTCTTGATAATTATACAAATCAAAGGGAATTAATCCTTTGTCTAACGATACTACTTTTACATAATTTCTTATAAAGTATACCGGATCTTTCGCACATTTCATATATTCATTAATTTGCTTTTTGGTGAACTCCATCGGAACACCAGCAGTTTTTAGGTTGGAATTACCCAAATACCCATCCATTTTTCTACTATTCATATTAAACTTTCTTTATATCTTTACCACCGCTTCTTTCTGGATTGATGATATCTTGTAATTCACTTGTAGAACCAACATATATTGTATTGTTTGTTGTATTTTTTTGAGTTAGACTATACTTATCTTCTTTTATTTTTTTCATTTTTTCATGTATATCTAAAGCGTCTTTGTTTACGTCGGCTATAGTTTTTATCATTGTTGCAACCACTTCATATGCTCTTGGAGAATCTCCAGCTTTTGCAACATCTAAAATATTTTGAACTGCATCTTTTCCTTGGGAAATTAATTCTTGTAAATTATTTCTTACTTTATTATAGTCTTTATCTAAATTATTTTCTTCATATGATATCATTTCTGATGAGTCTGTTTTTTGTATAGGACAGTGCTTTTCAAATTTTGTATCTAAAGCCTCGTTTATATTTGAATATAAATCATTTTTCTTTTCCATCCTTAAACCCTTTCATAATCTGAATTATTCGTTTTCTGATTCTCCTGTAGAACCAGTAATTCCTATAATACCAAGTCCAGGAATATTAACTTCAGTATCAAGAATAATTGGTCGCTCGTCCTCTCCTCGTATTTTTGAATATAATCTAGTTTTACAATCAAAATTTAAATTTGCGGCAATTAATCTTCTATCCAAAAAGTTTCCTTCGTAGTCTTCCTGTATTGCTACATTACCTAAAACTACAGGAACATCTAACTTCGTATCAATTTCATTTAAATTTAATGATAAGATAAATTCAGGACTAAAATACGGAACAATCTGTTCTATTATTTGTAGCATCTCCGTCATAGTACGAGTAAATATATACAAAGAAAATCCTAAATTATAAGGAACTTCCTGAAAAGTTGTTTTTCTAGAATTTTCATTACCAATAATTGGTACTGTTCTTTCTATTGTTTTATTTAAATGTCTAGTTGGGTCATAATTTAAAGATGATATTTCGAAACCCATTCTCGGTAACGAAAGTTGAATTTTTGTATCATCACTTATACCACTCTGTTCAGTTAACCTTCTTTGAAATTTTTCTTTTGGTCCGTAAGTTAAAGGGACACGTATTCTTTGATTTGTTGTACCATCAGAGTTTTCTCTAGACACATAAATTTCATTAAATAAAGATCCAAATGCAACAGTAAGTTTTCTTAAAGATTGATTATAATAAAAATCAAACATCAATAATCTCCTTCTGAAAATGGATCTATATCACTAAAGTTAATTATATCATCATCTTGTTTTTCTTTTTCTATAATATTATTATCTAATAATGCTTTATTTGTAATTGGATTAAATGGAATTATAATATCCAGTCTACCAGACTTGTCAATTAAACCAACAGATCCACTACTTACACCTATTAAATATTCACCATTTCCGATAGTAAACGAACCGGACATATTTCCTATTAATACTAAGTTTTTAGAATCGTTATCTTTATCATTCCAGTCATACACAACACCAATTCCGTCCGCATTACTTAATGTTGCGCCGGTAGGTCCATTTCCTATAACTTGATATATAGTCTCACCAATTGTATAATCACCAGTAAATGCAGAATCTATATAAACTTCAAATCCTTTTGTTTGATTATCTGTTTGTACATCATCAATAAAGTTTTGTTCAGTTTCAATATCTTCATTTGAGTATGTGAATGCTTCACACGTCAAAACAAATGTGTATCTTTTACCTAATGGATAAAATGGATTTTCGTGTTCTACAAAATTAATTTCGAATAGTGTATCGCTAAGAGGAAAGTAAATTAAATCCCCTTCTCGAGGTCTTTCTAGAGATACATTTGTTCTTGTTATAAGTTCATGAAATCTTCTTGTAGAAACTACTAACTCTACTCGATCTTTTAATTGTATACCAAATTTACTGACAATATCACCCTGTCCATCAAATCCCTGAACACTATTGATATACATTTCAATTTTATGCGAACCTTTAAATTTTGCTACTGGATCTTCACCAAATAATAAATCATTATTGAAATTTACTCTAGGAATATAATATACATCTCTTCCCATCGATCTGATGGTTTCTTCCGTTAAATCTTCTACAAGTCTTTGTTCACTTGTGTTATCTAAAAAGTATGGATTCTTAGCCATTAGATTATCCTGTCATAAAGTCAACAGGCAGTTCGTATTGAGTATACACTTCTTGTTCTACCCTGTCTATTTCTGCTAACGCTTCGCTGTAAATTTGACCACCCCGGAGAACAACACCACCTGGCATTTGAACTCCATCATATTTTGCTAAGTTTGATCCCCATTGTCTTTTTATCAATGCAGTAAAATACTTTTTTAATAATCGATCGTCAAATATTTCAGTGTAAATTTCTGGACTTAATGCAACATAAGATTCGATCATTAAATATTCATCAGTTTGTATTTCATCCCAGTTCATGTCTATATGAAGTCTATTGGTAACTTTGCTAAATCTAACTGCCTTTTCTGGCTGAAAGAAATCTTCGATCATATTGATGTATCTCTTAGTAGAATCGTAAGACGCTAGTCCTTGTGATACTGCTGCATTAAGACCTCTATTTATACCGAAGTAGTCAGAAAGTGCTAATTGATATCTTATGTCAAACATATTAATGTTAGCAAATTGTCCAAATTGAAACACTTTTACTACACTTAATATATCTTTTCCAGTTGGAGCATCACCTGATGGTCCGTTAATTGGTCCTAGCAAATTAGTCTGTATGTATTTGTTTACTTTATCTTCTTCTGTTATCTTATGTGCAAAAAACCCTTTTTCTACACCATCAAAATGACGTTCTTTAAAGAAATCTAATGCTTCATCTAGTCGATCTTCTGCCTGCTCATAATCTACATTTATTTCAATAACAGGTGCGCCTAACCTACGATAGGCGTAATCAATTAGACTTTCTCTGGAATTTGGTTTTGCCATAAGTAATCTCCAAGATTATTTATGGTTATATATTATTCATTATCCAAAATGCTTTTCTGTAATTAGTCTTCTTTCTTTTTCTTTTTTTGTTTCCACTGTATCTGATGATGCAACTGTATCTGATGATGCAACTGTATCTGGTGATGTAACTACAATTTCATTTATTTCTTCGGTATTCATAGTTTCTACGAAATACCTTCTAGATACAGGTGAAATTGATTCTTCTGGATTGCTTGATGCATAGTCTGAAAATCCAGGCATTTTTAATGGACATGACAATTTCGGGTAATCTAGTTTACTATACTCTTCATTATCTCCAATTAACCATGTGTTCTTATTGTCCCCACAACCACAACCACCACAATAATACTTACCTTCAGTTTTACTTCTGCATAGATGTTCACATGGCGGAAGTACACCGCCGTTATGTTGGTTTCCAAAGCAACTAATTACTCTTAGTTTTTTTGTGAATGGTTCTGTTTTTTTATTAGTTACTCCTCGAGAAATTAAAGACTTACTGAGATTTTTTGCCATAGAAAAACCCTTTTTAATATCCATATAGTATCTCCACATTAAGTAATAGGTGTATTATAATCAGCATCCGCAACATAATTATAGAAAATATTATCAAAAACAACAAATCCTGATAATGGTGTAACTCTAAGACCCTCTATGTATGATTGTATTCCTATTGTTTTACTTCCAGTCACATGAAGTCTACCCCCACCATATCCAACAGTACCAGAGGATAAACGAAGATCTAATCCTGAGCTATTATTATACGCATCGTTTACCATTCCGCTTTGTGGTGAATATACTAAAGTTGTTGGACTAGTTCTCATAGAAACCGGAAAATTATGCCAGTGATCATCTGAGTTTGGATTTACTGTAAATCTATCTGGAGAGTGGTTTGGAAATGAACCATTCATTGTAGTTGAACCAGTATCAACCTCTAAGTCGTATGTACGTTGATAATATCGAGAGCACCTGGAAAGTTCTATTTTTGGGTCTGTTTCTTGTCTATATGGAGAAGATGATAGTGTTTCTCCCTGAGAGGAGAACAATCTTACATTAGAAAGTTCTAAATCTGTATTTTCCAATATACCATTTAATTTAATTCCTACTGCAACATATCCATCACCAGTATTACCTGTGTGTCCCGCAGAGCTCCCCAGAGAGCTACTAACAATAAATGGAGTCCAGACACCACCAGTTACAACTATAGGTGTATCTATTTCATTTATTGTATAAGATGATCCTGTATTTACACTTCTGCGTATATACAGTCCTAAAGTTCCCCCCGTTATTCCACTTGGTGGTCCTCCAGTTGCACCTGCACTTATACCACCAGTTCCTTGTGCATATCTAATATATCCATCAACTGTTACTGTTTCACCTAAAAATTTCTGTTGACCCTCTATGATATTTTCAATTCCATGAAAATCCGAAGATGACTTACTCGCATAGTTCATATTAACAGAACTATAATATAATGGATTCCCAGCAACATCAGTCTGTCCTACATCGAAAGATTTTCGTGTTATAGTTTTTGATGCTAATGCTGATGGATTATTTGTTCTAAACATCCAACGATCTGCAAAGAAATGACTAGTGAGTTCTCCAAAGGATTTTCCTCTTTGCCACACATCAAAATTACCATTAATTAACTGATTTTTTAGTGTGTATTCTGCAGGACCTGCTGTTCCACCCGCCGGTCCTGTTGCACCAGAAGAACCGGTACTTCCACCTAAAGATAAAGTTACGCTTCCAGTTTCTCCGTTAATTGATGTAACAATTGAACTTGCTTGTGTTCCATCTTGAAATTGTACACTTCCCGTTACCACTAGATTACCATCAACTGAAACTCCCCTTATAGTATCAGAGAGATCTATGTAGGCAACACCACCACTAGAACCACTAGAACCACTAGAACCAGTAGATCCCATAGTAACATTTATGTTAGAAGAAGCTGCACTAACACCATATACAGACATTAGGTTTAATTTCTTTATTACCTCATCGTTTTCTTTTGCAACCCAATCGTAAAATGTTGTATTAGCATTTAAATTTTGGATTTGGAATGAATTATCTTCAACGCCCATATTTTTCCCCTAAAATCGTTGTATTACTTGACCAATAAATGTTTTCTTATTAAAATTTTCAGTTGAATCATAAGAAAAACTAGTTCTTCCTATATGTAGAGATTTTCCAGAATATTCTTTTACTTCCGGGATTGATGTTGATATTATTTCAAAACTAGTGTTTAATGTCGGATGCATTATCCTATCACCAACTTGATATAAATTTTTGTTTTTTGTTTGAACTTCTAATATTTTTTCACCAAAACTCGGTCCATCGTAATATGATACTACAGTTGATGTTGTATATTGTGAAGTATTTGGTTTGGATATATTAGTACCAAAACTAAAATCATTTTCGTCTGGTGCGGGACCAATACCGAATTGAGATATTGTTAACTTAACATTGTTTGATACTGATGCACTATTTTCTTTAAATAATTTTTCATTGGAATCATATAAAACATCTTCATTAATTCCAAATTTAAAAAATTTAGTTTGGTTAGATACAGATTTTATTTGTTCTATATTAATTCTACAATTTATAAGTGCAAATTTAGCAGACAAAGCTTCCCTGACGTTTAATCCAGAAGAACCAATAAATCCTAATTCTATCGCGTTTGCAATATCTTGTATTTGTGAATCTGTATGTTTATTGGAAAGAACAGATTTTAAACTTTCGAATATATTAAAATCTTTATAACCAGTTCCCATACTGTTTATAGAAATTCCCATAATTGTGTATTCTCTATTTCCAATAGTGGTATTTGGAGAAGAGACTACATTTGTTTCTATTTTAATTGATGCTCCACTACCAGTATCACTAACAATATTTATTATGGGATCTTTATAATTAATAACTCGATTTTCACTAGAAATTGAATTTACATTAATTTGTTGGTATATCAATCCACCAGCAATTGATTTTATTGTTTTATCTGGAACTGGTATCCAATCTGAATTATTAATTATTACTTTATCTGTAGCAGATAATGTATATAAGTAGAGATATCCATACCCATCATCATAAAAATTAACTCCAGATTTATGATTTGGTGCTACAGAAGTATTAATTTTTTTATCGTATTTCTTTCTATTAAATTTATCATTTTGTATAATTAAATAAACATTATTGTTACTTAAAAGATAATAATTTCCTTTAGGTGTTATTTGTGAATTCCATCTATTGTAGGAAGTTTTTGACCATTTAATGTATGGAACTACAACGTTACAATCTTCAGCTTCTATCTGCTTAAAAATTGTAGAATCTTTAAATAAATTTAATCTTTCATTATCAGTGTTAAGATCAGCGCTAGTTGCAGCTTCAGATCCTCCCAGAAAAAAAGAAAGAACTCTGTCTTTATTTTTGACCGAATTAACAAAATGTTCTGCATTTTTAACTGAAAGATTTGTTGCTGTTAAATCTGCCATATTTACTCCGTTTAGCAAGGTGTCGTATCTGTATTTGGATTATCATCTAATTCTAACACAACAAAGTCAAATATATTTATATCACCAAAGGCAACACCACTAGTTGGACCAATATTCCATATAGGATGTTTGAACGTTTTCATGTCAGCTGTATTTTCCAATATTGCATTAACCGAAGAAGAACCAGAACAACCACAATCGGACAAATAATCTTCAGTTGCACCTAAAGGATATACGTAATAATTTCCAATTGCAGGAAAATCTTGTTGTTTGGGTGCAGTAAATCCTAAATTAGTGTTTTCTAATAATGTTTGTATTTCATCATCTACAGATTGTGCAGTTTGTTGTGTACCAGTTTCTTCTATAACGGTTAACGAAAAATTAGTGCCAGCTGGTTGCATATAATTAATATATGCTTCTCTGTATAAATTCTCTCTAGGTATCGATCCAGATGAATGTGTAACTATAATATCATAAGTAAAAGCCGTTTCGCTGTTATTAACTTGAACTTTTACTACTTCAGAAAATAATTTAGATAAAAATAAAACAATTCCATCTGAAGTTCCTTTTCGTAATAAAATATCACGTTTAAAGTTTATAAGAAAATTTTGTACTTCTGGTAAACTCAAAGAACTTGCAACATTTTCTATCTGAGGAATAAAACTCATTATAGTAGCATTTAGTGTTTCTTGTTTTAAATTTTGTAAATCAATTAAATCTACAAAGTTATCTGTATATAAACCAGACAATTCGTTGCAATATAACCAATTGTAATAATGTTGTAAAAATGTTATTAATAAAGTTTTTCCTTCTTCGTGTTCATTTTTTAACCAATATGGTGTAAAGTTGGTAACGTCAAAGATGGGTGGACAGTTAGAAAAAGTAGGACCAAGAGAAAATGGATCTGATATAGAAAATGACATCGCAGCATCGGCTGCAGCTGCAGCTTCTTCTCTCGGTATTATTGATGCAATTGGATTGAGTACATGTACACCATCCTCTTGTATATTTGAAAACGTAATAAAATCTACCATCAAATATCCCCATCATATGTGTAAATTATTCCGACCATACCTCTACTTCGTATTAATTCTTGTGCAGTTACGTCGTCTACATTGTCTTCGTTTATTTTAAATTTAACTTCACCTGTTGGATTATCAGAATCGTCTAATATTGTTTTTACTACAATATTATCCATTGATGTAGATAAATTATTATTAACTAATAAAACTTTAATATCGTCTTTTGTTACAACTCTATCCTGAGAAGCGAAAGATCTGGGAACTAAAAATTTAATTTCATTCAAGCTTGGTGTATTCTTTCCTCCAGAGCTCAATCCTGATGTGGGTGTTATGGTAGACACAGAAAATCCGGAAGGTATATTTGAAAATGATATACTAGAACACCCATTACCCGAAGTACCAGAGGAAACTAAGTAACTAACTTTAACTTTACTGTTCGGTGATAATATATTGGAGTTTATAGTGTTTCCGGTAACCTGATCTATGAAAGAAGAAAATACTATATTATATCCAGAACTAGTTCTATCTAAGTAAAAGAATTTATCCGTACTTGACGGATTTTCTAAAACAGAAGATTTTAATTCATATGTTTCAAATTCTCCAGTAGATTCTATTTGAACTTCTATCTTAAGAGTTGACGTTTCTAAATCTTTTTCTGGAATCGATATGGATTGGTTTTCTATGTTTATAGCAGTACCAGTAAAAATCGCTTGATTTACAGATTGTTTTGCTTCGTAAATATTAAACTCAGCTTGGTTAACTTCGTTTAACGTTTCTATGGTTTGTTCTTCAGTATTATAAAACAGTTTTATTTCACCATTAGACTTTCTACCGACGAATTTAGTTAAAGCGGGTATAGTTTGTCCAGCATCAGCACCTAAAATCTTTATTTTAATACTGGAAGATTTTGGACCAGAAACTGTATATCCTTGAAGTTTAGCATGAGAAATTAATGATTCTATTTTCTGTGAAGTATCTAAAAACATTTCATTAACTAAAATATTCTGAAACAGTACTTGATAAAATGTATTATACGAAAGTAAATCCACTATAGTTGAAAGTGCAGAACCTTCAAAAT